TATTAAACATTTTATGAATTACTATTTCTTATGAATTGCTTGTTCTTCATATTTACCTCTGTGTTGTAGGTAACAGGAACTGTTTTTCTAATATCTATATTGATTGAAGATAACTTGTTTAAATCCGCTCCTTTATCATAAAATAAACCAGCTCTGTCTGACCATCCGCCAGTAAGTATTACTATTTCATCCTTATCAAAAAGAATATCTCCAAAATCATCTAAACCTAAAACCGTTTTCTTTTTAGGATCTGTATCAGGAAGAGATTCTACACTTTTAGCATACAGTTCATTTTTTTCAGATATAAAAAATAAAGTAACTGAATCTACCCCCGGAACAGATTCTACAATTGAAATTAAATCAGATCTAGGGATTTTGTCTCTTCTTCTAATACCTATAAAGTAATTGCTAATAGAATCAATGATTTGTCCTTTTATAGTATCAGGATCATAACCTTCAAAAACAGTTATGAGTATATTTAAAACATACCTAGAAATTTTAGGATCTAATATTCTTACTTCAGTAGTAACAATTTTCTGTCCGCTATCTTCGATTGCTTGAAGAAGTCTATTTTTTTGGAATTCTGTCAGCTTGAATTCTGTCTCTGCAATATCAAAATACGTTTCATTAGTTTTTAATTTCTGAGTTATATCAGGTACTAAAAGAACATAAATAATATTATCATCATCCAGATATTGATCATCAAAGGTTGAAAAAGCCTCAATAATTGAGAATATACCAAATTTTTCAAAGTATGTAATATAATTATCGGGATTTGCTAAAACAAAAGATCTTGAGGTTTTAGGAGCAAGAATTCTTGTAAGTTCTATGGATTCTTTATCGGTTCCTAACTGAGGTGCAACGGTGCAGTTTATTTTTAAATACTCCTGAAGGGAAACTGAATTACCGAAAGAATCCGTTCCGTCGTCGCTAAATTCAAATGCTATTTTTCCAGGTTCAAGAGAACTGATATTTCCTCCAGACCCTAGGGTTTCCAGATATTGTACCTGTATTGTGGATCCAGTAGGAGGGATTTTTCCAAAATTTAAATTTCCAAAAATTACGTCTATACCACTACTGATACCGGTTCTAACCAAAACACCCTCTGCATTAAATGGAATATCATATAAAGAATCATAAACCTTCCATTCGTCACTGTCTACAAAAACTTTAACTTGAAAGTTGTCAATGGCGGAAGTAATCCTGTCAGACACGTTGTAACTTTGTAGTGATCTTCCGTTTCCTGTGAATGTCGAAGTTTTAATGCTTCCCTCTAATATTTCACAAGAAACCTTGGAAGAAGAATTTAGATTAATCCTAGTATATTCCTGGGGAAAGTTTAAAACATAAGAAACGCCACCGTTAGAAAATTTAATTTGAGCATATCTAGGAATTAGAATTGCTCCACCGCCTACAGTTGTTGCATCTGTTCCGTTCCATATAATTTCCACCTGGCCCCTTGCAGCAGTACTTCTGGAAGCGTTATGTCCAGCAAGAGCAGCAAGTCCATAAATTGAACTTTCCCTACTTGCTTTTCTAATATCAAGCTCAGTAATAGAATCCTCAATAAAGTAAAGGATTAGCTGAGAAAGGTTCTGCAGAACAAATAATATTTGTCCCCAAGCAGAAGCTACTGTAAATAATTGATTGGCTTGATTATATCTTTTCTGGATGATCTCAAGAGTATCCTGAAGAAGATCCTGAATTTTAGCCCGATTTTTTTTGAATAAATCCATTTTAAATTACCTTTATTCCCAATACAGGATTACCTTTGATAGCGAATTCAATAACACAGCTATCTCTGGTTTCTCCTCTGAAAAAACCCACCTGAAAATCAATTTTGAGTATTCCTCTAGCAAAAGGACAGTAGGTATAAAGCTGTAAGCTGATTGCCTCTTCTAATTCTTGCTGATTGACCTCAAAATCGAAAATTAAAGATTCTAGATCTATACCAAAGAATGGGTCTCCTAAAACAGAACCAGGTTTAGTTAACATGATCTGCTTTATCATTCCTATAGAGGATTCCACAACATCGTCGGTTTCTAATTTGTCCGGGACGTATAAGGGATCGTCAGGATTTCTAGGGTATATGTCAGTGATCTTTATCATTATCTCCCTTATATATTTATAAAATATAAGCAGAAGATAATTTAAGGATTAATTCCACTGTAAGAAATAGCTTGGGGTGTTTTCCGATTTAATCATATCCATTACCTCAGTCTTTTCTGTGGTTCCCTGTGCTGAAATAGCACTAGCGTTTATGGTAACCCCACCAGGTAATTGGTAACCAAAAGTTCCTAAAAGTCTCCCGATATTAATTTTTGCTTCTGCAAGGCAATATCTAACGAAAAGCTCATCAGAATATAGATTTTCCTCGGGAATGGCAATACATGCCTTAATTCCCACATCCTTACCTCCAAGGGCTAAACCTGTGCTGGATGTTCGGCTAGGATCGCGTCCTAGGATGGTTAGCTTCTTCGTATTCTTGTTATAATTGAAAGCATATGTTTCTAATAGGTATGCTTTTGCGAGGTCAAAAAATGAGTATAAAACGGTTCTATACACAAGGTTGTCTCCCACGAAGGGACTTAACATAAGTTCAGATCCTAATAGCTTGGAATCTCCAAAATCTTTATCGGGTGTTCCAACTATACCAGATCCACCAACCTCCCTTACATCATAAACACTTATCACGCATTCAGGTAGCTGAACCTGTCTAGTTGCTCTAAATGATTGATGTGAAAAAAGTTCTTTACCTAAAATAAAAATTCTATCCTCTACAGCATATTGATAGTTGTCATAAAAATATGCTTTGGCCCTTTTGATGATTCTTTTAATTTCCCCGTCATTCAGAGCGTATGGTAAAGCGCAAGAATGTGAGATATCATCCTTTATTTCTTGAACTAATTGGTCTTCCGTAGTATTAGCCATTATTGATCATTATTTTTATACAATCTATTTATCGAAATAGAAGGAATTGTATTATTAAGGTTATTGAAATCGTCGCTTGGGCCAACTTGTCCTTCAATATTACGATCAGGAAATACTACATTCTTTAAGAATTTTTCCCCCTTGCCTTTGCCTTTGCTTTTTCCATCCGCATCATTTGTTATAATTTCTGTAGTGGAAGAAACCTGAGCAAGAGATGTGATGTACCCTGATCTAATTATACCCCCAGTAATTTCACAACTTATTTCTTTATCTTTGGCATCTATATAAGAGTTATTAACAGTGTTTCCCAGACCCAGATCACAATCTAGAATTTTAGAATCTTCAATTTCATTATTCATTACCAAATCAGTGTCCTCTATTTGACAATTTTTGAATTTACATCCAAAAGCTCTACACTTAGCTACGTTTCCTTCAATTTCACACTCAACAAGATCTAAATTTTTTATAATATTAGCTCTTGTAGTTTTTCCGTCTTTTAGCTGATATCTTGAAATTTGTGTGTCATAATTTAGGAATCCAGAGGTAATTTCATTCTCTACTATTAAATTGTAAAGAATGTCTCTAATGTCGTGAAAATATGTTTTAATAATCTGTAAATCTTCTCTTAAATCAACAGTTACATGAAGATCTGGATAGTTTCTAACAAACGTTTCAGGGTCAATAAAGCTCTCAGTTTCTTTATATAATTTGGAAATTAGAGCGCTTAGATCCGATGTTTCTTTTTGATTTAAGGTGTCGTTCTGTAAAAGGGTTTTAAAAGTATGAGTTATGGTGTGATCTATAATTTCTTTTATCTCAGTGTATTTTTTCTGGTAATCAGTCCCTCCCATGTATCTCACCTCGATATAACCCTCTTCTAATTTAGTAAGGTTGATTCCCATGTTTTTTTCAGTGTATACAACATAAGAATTTCTATCAGCAATAGTTCCGTCATATTTTCTAATGAACTTGTTAGCCGGAATTATTCTTTTTATAGATTTAGCATAGAGAGATCCTCTTCTTTCAGGAAATCTGCTCCACACATACTCTTCATCATACCCTAAAACAAATTTTAAAGCATTTAAATTTTTAAGGTCTATTAGATCTGGGTATTTAAGACGATCGAAGCTTAATCCAAATTGCAGTGCGCATTTTTCATTCGTGTATCCGTTTTCTTCTATCCATTTTAGAATTCTAATTAAAACGGGGATTGCCTCGAAGTAATCCATCGGACCAGTAATTAGCTCTACCATCTTGGTACCGCCAGAAAAATCTGGTTCTAATTTAAAAACGTCCCTTGTTGGCTTAAATCTGGAGTGGTATCTCTTGAAAAGCTTAATTTCCTTCCCAATCTCGTCGCCTATTCTTTGCACCATCTCCGAACGCGAAAAATTGGACATGAACTCAAATTCAAATCCAATTTTTGCTGCGTAGAAGAAATTTTGATCAAGTATTCTCAATTTTCTGTTTTAGATATAATTTAGAACTTTGTAGCTCAACATCTAAAACAGTACAGAGAATTTCGGAACCGACTTCGTACTCTTTAGGTGGCTTAGCTAAATTGTCCTTTTCCACCAGTCCCGGGATCCCATTTTCGAGTTTTACAAAAACTCCAAAATTCTTGATCTTAGAGACGGTTCCTCTATATATTTTATTTTCTTTGTCTTCCGATAAAGATATGTCCCTTAATTCCTGAAGTTCCCTTTCTTTCCCCTCTGGTGGGTTTAATTTTAAAACTATTCTGTTTGGATTTCTAAAATCTGAAACATAGAAGGAAACTGAGCTTCCTGGTTCCATATGCATTTTTAAACCCGCAGATTCAAATTCTTCCGCCGGAATTAACCCTGTGTAATATTCGTCCCATTCAACAAAAACTCCTGCAGGTGATGTTCCAGTAACGGTTCCACTGTATTGCTGTGTTATCGAAAGTTCCTCTACTTTTTGATCTATGATGTGTTTTAGATATTTTTTGAAAGATACTACAAAAATATCTCTTCTTTCATCATAAGTCTCAATCATCACATTGATGGTTTTCCCTACAAAAGATTGGAAGTCAATAATTCTATTTGCAGCTGCAAGTGATCCAGGTAAGAAACACTTAATTCCTGAGAGATTAACCATAAATCCTCCAGGACAAGTTGATTCGATTCTTACAGTGTATGCGCTCTTCTCATCTTTGATAGATTTAGAAAGTTCATTCTTAAGGGAGTTTTCATATCCTGCAGCAAGAGATCCATTATAAATGCCGCTGCGGTCTTTGAATACAACAACGTCAATTTCGGTTCCTTCCATGATATCCATAGGGGGATAACCTAATCTCCTAATTGCTTTTTCTTCCTTAAGAATATCGATAGAAACTGATTGTCCATTTACGGATTCACCAATTGCACTGTTGTCTCTGATTCTTGTTATCTTTACTCTTAAAACTTGATTTTCTTCAAGTTCTTTTGATGTGAATGGAATTGATTTTTGTGTGAAATTTGAATTGAAATGACCTTCATACAAAGCATCCATTATTGCTCTTTCCTCTGGAGAGTATTCTTCTCTAGTATAGGTTCTTTTTTTAGCCATTAGTTGTTTTTTAAAAGATGAATTAATTTATTGATATTTTAGTCCCAAACCCTAGATAGATTTCAGAATCTGGCAGAGGATAAAATAATTTTCCCGCACCGGCAAAGAATTTAAAGCCTCCTGAGATATCAACAGCAGATCTTAAGAACTCGTCCATGAAAACAACATAAAAAGGATTCTTTAAACTCATTCTGTCCCAGCGTGGGATATCTTCGTTGTTCCATAAAGGATTTAAGATATTAATAATATTTCTACCCAGTACAACTACCACAGGCCAAGGGACCTTAGAGAATATTGCATCCTGTATATCCAGATACTTTTGAAGAAATTCACCAGGGATAGGAATTCTTGGAGGGGTTTTAAATTTATCCCAAAGTTGGGTAAATGCTATATCAGAGGCTGGATGAGTTGGTAAGAAATTCATAGTGAATTCTATATAATCCTGATTCCTTGCAGGGATGGGTATCTTTGGAATAGAATCCAAAGCAGGTATCTTAGCTGTTTTAGTAAAATTCTTAACAATATTATCTGACATTGTTTTAATGTCACTATCTGATAACGTTTCGAAGTTTTCAAGAACCCCTGGCAATAATTTAGTGATCATTTCAGGATTTACAGAAGACATTGCTCCATCAACCAAGAATTTACTAATCACTTTTCCTGGAATGATTATAGGGGGAATACCTCCAGGGCCAATCGGAGAAACAGGTGAAGCGCTTTTCTTAGGAGGAATGGAAGGGAGGTTTAACGAAGAAGACAAATTAGTAAATGATTTCTGCATGTTTTTCATGCTTGCAGTATCAGGAATGGAAAAGTTTTTTAAATCAACAGGAAATTTTGATAGCGAACTATTAATTACGTTCTTTGTGATCATTTTAAGATCCCGCTGTCTTATAATCTTATTCTCAGAAATTGCTAAATTACTTACTATAGATGTTAGTTGATCTGTATTTAATTTTATACTACTTGTGGCAAAGTTTTTTAATTGAGAAATAACAGGATTTGGTATTTCTTCTATTCCAGAAGGCAAAGGTACACCTGCACCTAAAATTCTAGGGGCGGGTGTTATTTTAGCTTTAAACGAAAGAAGTTTTTTACTACTTAAAGGAGAATCCTCACCTTCAAAAACCTCAGTTGCACTTTTCTTAACTAAATCTTCTAATTTTTTTACGTCCTCGGGAGAACTAGAAAGATCCTTCAGTTTATTATTAAATTTAGCAACTATCTTAGAATTATTAGGAAGATTTTTGTTTAAATCGTCTAATTCTTTTGGGGTAGGAATTTTTATAGAATCTACTCCTCTAAGGATCCTAGATAAAAGATTTATCTTGGGAATTTTATCCGGGATAACACCAAGTTTTCTTTTAGCATCTAAATCCCTTAAAGATTTTATAGGCTGGGGCAGATCAACTAAAAGATTTTTTGATTTTTTAGGGAACTGAATATCTGGAATGTCTACCGCTCCCGTCAAATATTCTTTCATAATATCTTTTAAGGCTGATATTTTTTCACCGTCTATAGATTTTAGAAAGTTGTCTATTTCCTCCTTCTCTTTTTTAATATCTCCACCCTCTAAAGCCATTTTTCTTTTCTTTTCTAGTATCTTAGATTGAGACTCCTCTTTCTTTTTTGTTATCTTGTCTTGTAATTTTTGGATTTTCTCCATGTTTACAGGCTTGCTATAATTTGCAAGTCTCTTTTCAAGATTCGAAACAACTTCTCCGAAAAGTCTTTTAGGATCATCAACGTCATCTTTTCCAAGGTTGGAAAAAGGAAAAAGAAAGTTTGGTATTCCTTTAGAAAGCATCTTTTTGTAATTTTCGAGAGGATCGTTAGCAACAGGATCAGATTTTCTAGGAATGAACCTAAACCCTCTGAGTCCAAGAAGAAACATACTATTCCCAGTTAAAAAATCATGGAAAAAAACTAGGGGGCTAGGCATGAATCCCCCGATGAAAGGAACGAATATAACTATGACCCCAATTCCTATCGGAATAACAACAGGATCTACCTTCGTCCATACCATTGGCATAGGAATTCTAATAAAAGGTAACCCGTCTAATGGATTCACTATCGGTGGAGGTAAAGGTATAAAAGATGGCGGAAGATAACCTACCGGCCAATATTTTAAACCCAGATTCGGTAAAAAATTTGCGGGATTTTCTATAGGGGGAAGACCAGCAGGGAGGGGGAGTAATCCCACTTTATTTAAATTTTTACAAAACTCTTTCCAATAGCATTTGGTAAAAAGATTTGGACAATCCGGAGATCGATGTGAAGCACATGTATCTTTTAATTTTAAACTCTGCCCAGCAGGACCGCAACATTCTGTTGGGCATTTCTCTTCTTTTTTAGTGGCACAACTTATGGAATTAGCTTTGGTGGAAAGTCCCTCTGGAGAATTCTCCTGATCTAACTTAGTTATCTTCTCAGCTATTGACATTAAAGAATTTTCAATTGCAGTAACCCTTGATTTTATTCCATCTGAAGCTTCTTTAAGAAGTTCACTATTTTTCTTTACAGAAGACACGCTGATCGTAAAATAATAATCCGCTATTTTTTCTGCTAAGGCATCCGAAGATTTTTTTAAATCCAGTATTTTATCCTCTATTGTTTTCTTTCTATCGTTATACTTTTGGTCCCATTTTGTTTTAAAGTCTTGCCAGAATTCTTCAAATTCCTTGTTTGGATTTCCTTCCTTGTCGGTTTTTGCTGGTTTTATATCGGCAGATTTTCTAGCATCATTATCTCCTCTTTCCTGAGCAGTAAAAAATATCCAAGGACTTGCAGATGTCTCTATTAGATTGGAAAATAAAAATCCATGATCAGATTCTATTGATTTAATAATTTGACCCTTGCTTTTGTTAGAGTTTTCTATATCGCTAACGAAACTATAGTAGTCTGTTTTATTCTTAGGATTTTCATCCTTGATTTTTAAAAAAGATTCAAAATCTTTGAAAAATGAGGTATCCTGCCCTCCTAATAATCCACCCTTGCTGTACTCCATTCCTACCTGGAGTTTAGATGTGTCGACCTTTTGATAATCTTGACTCATCAGATCGTTATTAACCTCCATTTTTACTCTCTCATACGGAATTTTTTTCCCTAAGCCGTGTGGAAAATCTATTCCAAATGATATTCCAATGTATTTACTACCAGGAAGTATTATTTTTTTAGTAGACTGAAATCTTGAAGAAAATTGATTTAATTTCTTTATATAATCGTCAGCTCCGGTTCCAAGTACTAAATTGATTGCTAATTTTAATGGATCTCCTTTTTTACCCGCTTTGCTTTTCTTTTCAAATTGGGAATATAATTCGTCATAATAATTATGAATTATTTTATAATAAAACAAAACCTCCTCCAGCTCTTTTTCTGCTTTTTGAAGTCTAGCTTTTTCTTCATTCTTTTCCCTAACTTCATTAAATATGGATTTAGTTTGCTTTAAGCACGAATTAATAGTGTCTGAAATATCTTCTATATCAGGTTCAGGATCGATAGGTGTTTCTGGAGAAGGAATTTCGGGCTCACATATTTCTTTCAAAAACTGAGTTAAGTCGTTTTTTGTGAAAAGCGATTCCCCCGTTTCAGGATTAATTGGAATATCAGGCTCACAAAAAACCTCATCAGCGATTTCAAATACATTGTTATATTCTTCCTTTTCGTCGTTTAGAAGATTCTCTAACTTTTTTAAAAGATCATCCTCATCTATATAAGTTCCTTTCTTTTCGCAGCTCTTTACCTTTTTAGATTTTATTCTGTCTCTTAGTCTTTGAAGTATTTTGGAGAGGTTGACCTTAGGAGGAGCTATATGAAAAAACAAGGGCTTACCCTTATATGTTATGATATTGAGAGGAAAATTAAAGCCTAGAATTTTAAAATTTCTTTTTTTTAAATTAGGGCTTTTAACTTTGATGCCTATAAGATCTAAATCAAGATTATCAAAAAGCATTTCCTTGGCTCTTTGTAATCTATCTTGCAAAGAAATTCTTTCAAAATATTTCTCAAATGAGTCATTATTAGAAAAATCCGGAATTTCTTTAAGATCTGAAGTTAAATTAAGTTTTTCTAAAATTTTCCAGATTAATCTATTTCCTAATTCCTCGCCCTCGTATTTACATATAATATCATTTATCTCATTATCAGTAAGTATTAAATCTTCAGGATTTAATGAATTATTAATTTCTTCCCCAGCGTTAATTATATCTTCCTCCTTCCCGAGAGGATCAGGAATGGAAGACAATCTTGCAGCTAACTCTTCAACAGTTATAGTACCGTTTTCGAGATCTTTTACCCACTTATCAAGGTTTTCTAAATTATTGCTCATTACTCTTAGTTAACTTAACCACATCGGACGTAGAGAGCTGTTCGTAGCTTTCTGCAAGGGTAGCCATACACCCAGGACAGGAAGGAACTTTAGCATCTACCGCTGCTGCGAGTTGTTTTAAAAACATCCATAAAGGTTCCGCTAAAACTGCAGAATAAACAGGGGAATGACCAAGCTTTGTTGTTTTACCGTCTGCCCAAACTTCGTTGCTGCTTTGTTTAATTCTAGTTACTGCAGTGCTTTCTATTTCAGAATTTGCATACTCTGTAATTTTACCACCTCTAAATTCAAGGGTAGATGTTTGGCCAGCATGTGTTATTGTTATTGAATTATCATTAGAAATTACCACAGTTGACTCTTTTAAATCTATTACGAGTCCTTTAGCAACAGTGTAATATATTTTTAGCTGTTCTATTCCGTCATAGATTAGAGAATGAGCACCTTCATAAGATGCTTTTATTTCTTCTATTAAATCGGAAGATAATTCTTGTACTGCTTTGTATTCGGGGGCATAGTAGTTCCCGTTATTGAATTGGACATGGACAACTGCACCTAATTTAGGTATACTAACCCTTCCAGATCCACCATTGTCACCAAATGAAATATCAAATCTTTGGAACGCCCATGGTAGATCCGTATCTGCAACATCGTCAAATACTCCAAAAACCTTAACTTTACATCTTGCCCTAAATTCCGGATCTTTGTTATCCACAACAACACCCAAGAAATGCTGGGCTCTTTCAATATTTGATTCTTGAATATTCTGTACAGACATAAAAAGGGTTTTTTCTATTTATCTGAGTATATAAAAACCCTATTTGTAAACGTTTTCGTCTATACTTGGATAGTTTCTTTTTGGAAGTCCTAAATCTGATCCAGGAACATTATTGTATGTGTCAACACCGTCTAGATTCGGATAAACCCTCTCAGGTGCACCTAAATCAGAACCAGATACATTCGGATAGACATCATCATTGTTTCTAGCATAAGTTCTTTGGGGTAAACCTAAGTCTCTTCCGGGAACATCGTTATAAACATCTTTCTCTCCATCATTAGTTCTATAAACTCTTTCAGGTACTCCTAAATCATTCCCTGGTACCCCGGTATAGACGTCGTCATCTACTTTTTGATAAACTCTTTTGGGTAATCCAAGATCTAAACCTGGAGATTCTTTGTATATGTCATCGTTTACTTTTTGATAAACCCTATCAGGAACCCCTAAATCTTGATTACTTAAATCTCCACCGGTGTTTCTGTATTCGTCATCCTTTATCGTAGGATACATCCTAGTAGGCAAACCGAGATCTTTTCCCGGATTATCCGGATACACATCACCCCTTAGAATCTCACCTCTCCCTGGGGTTTCTCCAAACACGTTATCTATAACCTGTCCAGGAGCGACCCTTGTGTTAGGATAAAGATCCTCTTTTATAGTTGGATACTGTCGTTCCTCCGGACCACCTAAACCTTTAGATTGCGGACGATAATCTTGAAAAGGACTTTTTATGGTCTTGATCCCGTTTATCATATCAGGAAGTGAATTTAAGGATCTAACTGCATCACTTAATCTAAATCCGTAGGCATTTCCTAACTGAGCTCCGGTCACCAAAGGACTTACTTTTTGTTGAATAACCGAAGCAATAGAATTGTTTATGAAGTTATTAGCAAGTCTAGAAAAAAGGTTTGGATTATTGTCCAATGTTACTCCTTCCATTAGAATTTTAGATCCTAATAAATTCCAGCTATCCTGAATTAAAATAGGAGAAAGACTTGACTGGTTTTTAATTAAATCTGATAAAATATTATACTGTAATTTATACTCCTTAGCAGCTCCAACATGAATTTTAAATTTAGCATTCACAGCAGATTCATTTCTACTGTTTGTGAGCCTACTAAAAGCATAGGTTTCGTCAAAATTAAATTCGCATAAATCTAATTGATAAATTAAAACATAGGGTTGTAATCTTTCAAAGGATTTAACCAAAGATTCTAAATCTCTCCTAGGATTTTCTGATTCTGTCGCACTATTTTTTAAAATTCCTGCAGATTGAGCAATTTGAGATATAGTTTGAGCTGCGCTTCTAACACCAGATAGATTAAAAGGATTTAGAACATCTGCAAGATTTCTCTGCAAATCCATTTGTCTAATCTCTGTTACTATTATCCACATTCTAAATTTTCTAAGATTCGCAGGTAGCATTTCCCTGTGATACTGAAAATCATATGTCGCTTTTCTATAGAGTTCAGCCATAGCATTAACTCTAAGATCTATTGAATCCAAACAATCAAAAGTTAAAACACCAGATCTTTGATCCCTTCCTGTACCACCCCCTATTTGTCTAGCTAGGGGAACTTTAAGAATTTGATCCAATCCGTCTATTGATTGAATAAACCAAGGACTTTTTTCATTGATCGAGGTTAGAATATTTCTAAATCCTGATAACGAGTCAGCTCTGTGGGAAACTGTTCCTGATGAAAGTTGGGATGAATCAAAAGGAATCTCTTTTCCAGTGTTGTCAGTAAAAGGACCATTTAAACCATTTTCTGCTGCACTTCTTCTTTCTCTTAAAAAAGCTTCCGCGGTCATATAATGAAGTCTTTCAGTGTAGTTTGGAAAAGGCATCATTTTATTTCTAGAAAGATGGAAAAAATCTACAGGGGAATCTAGCTTCATACCTCTAGGTCCTCCGGGGCTAACCTGGAGACTTCCTTTAGACAATAAAGGACTCACGGGTAAAAATGTTTCTGGATCAACTAATCCTCCATATCCCATATCAAACATAAGTCTAAATCCAGTATAAGTTGGATCCTCCTTTTGCCCTGACGTAGTTGTTTTTAACCCACTTAAAAACTGGGTTCTCATTTTGTCTACGCCTCTATTTAGGATATCCGAAGAATTACCTATCGATGTAGCATTATCTTTTATATCGCTTAAAAAGGCCATTACGTTTTAGATACTTTAGGTTCTGGGTCTGATCCTCTTCCGTCGTTTAATACCCATTCTCTCTTTCCTAGGATAAACGACTGCTTGATCCTACCCTCTATATACTCAATATACGATCCCATGACCATATAAACACCACTTAGAAATTTATTGTCAACCTTTGCACCTGCTCGGAACTGGTCTGGATCTTTCTGTCCACCTCCTTTATACTCCTGAGAATTTACTGCTGCTTGTCTAGCACTAGCATGTACGATCTTAGTTGGTACATTCTGTCCTCTATAGACCCACGGAACATAAGAATGCATTTGGGTTTCCAGATAAACTTTAAAATTCTCATATTTGTTTATCTTGTTTTGTATCTGAGCCTGTTGAATATTTTTATGCTGATTTTCTCCATATTGAGTTCCTATCCATGTTTTCTTGTTCTCCTTTTTATAAACCTCTTCGTTTACCCTCCCTTTAAACAATATGCTACTAGGACCTAAATCTTTCTCGGTTACATATTCAACTTTATAGCTAACATACTTATTAATTGGTCTATCACTAACTAATTTTGTGTCGTAAAATTGAAGATCCCTGGAATATCCGAATCTACTCACAATATAACCAGATTCATTCTTAACAGAATAAGCGTTAATAAAAAATGGATATTTTTTATAATAGAAATCATTGGTAAAGAAAAGCGGTAAATCGATTTCAGAGGGTTTTACATCACTAGTTAATCCTCCCGCTATTCCCCTCTCCGGTCCAATTGCAGTTAATATCTTTGTTTCGTCTTTACTTTTTTCTAGAAGTTGTTTTCTTAGATTGATAAAATTTAAAACATAATATTGATCTATCCACCAATCAAAAAAATCTTCTTCACCCTTCCATGAGCTATTAGCAACATCATCTATGAATTTATAAAAGGTTTTGTTAGGACAGATCCAACTCATCTTATCATCGGTTCCACTCTCGTTAGATGCAAATCCTAAACCTAGATCTTTGGCAACAGATCTTAGAACCTCAAAAGATGTCAGATCTTTGTAAGATTTGGATTGGTGCTGATAAATTCCAGGAATTCTCATCTGAGCCTTTATAGTAAAAGTTGTGCTAGTAGCATTAGCTCTATTATCTTCACCGCCTATTTCGTCCTCTAGCATGGGAAAAGAGTTTATTACTTCAGTAACTAATAAATCCATTCTTATCGGTTTATAGAGTTCAGATGTTGATCTTATATAAAGACAAACAATATCTCCATCCTTAGGAAATGAAGTATAAAGAAATGTTTCATCCTCTGTTGTAAATCTGAATATTAGATCTGGAATTTTATTTGATAAATCCAGTCTGAAAAATTTTAAATTCTTTACAACATAAGAGTTTATTTTAATCAG